GGCTCCCATGGGGGGGAATCGTTTAGATATTTAGCGATGGGTGTACGTCCTGGCTCGCAAAGAGTACAATCGAATATGCTAAACAGGTATAGGGAAGCGATTAGTGATTACGATGTATTTAGTTTGTAGGAGATTATTATGGTAAAACCATTGAAAGATATAGGCCAGTTTGCGGAGAGCATGGTTAAAGATACTGTAGGTAATTTAACCGGGATGACTCAGTATTATCGAAGGAGTAAAGAAGAGGCGGAAGCGTTCCGCAAGAAGCAGCGAACTGCTGTTTATCAGAAATATGATCCGTCTGCGATAGAGGCCTTTTCTAAGATGGCCGGTCAGATGACTGAGAAAACCGAGTCTGAACTGACGGCAGCTAAGCCTGTTTCTTATACAGAAACAAAGGACGTAAGCCACCCAGGTTACTCGCGGAGAAGTGGCCAGTATAGAACAAAAAGAAGGTTAGCTGTTGAACGAGAGTATGCTGAGATGGCGGAGGAGGAAAAGGGCCGAATACAAGGGCTGTATAATAAGTCGATGACTCGGCTTGGAGCAGTTAAGAGGGGCAGACAAAGACCCGGAGCTAGAAAACAATCATTGATTACAAGGAAATATTGATGGCAGGAGAATACATTAAGAAGTTTCAGGCGTTGAAGAGTGAGAGAATGAACTGGGATAGTCACTGGGAAGAGTGTGCTCAGTATATCTTGCCGAGAAAGGATGATGTCTATCAGACGAGATCCGCAGGTGAGAAGAAGATGATGAAGGTGTATGAGAGTACAGCGATTCACTCGAACGAACTTTTAGCGTCTGCGCTTCACGGTATGCTGACAAACCCTGCTACGACTTGGTTTGAACTTTCTACTGGTGATGAGCAAGTTGATATGGATGATGAAGTCAGGCTTTGGCTTCAGAATACGGTCAAGCAGATGCACAATGTTCTGAACACCTCTAACTTCCATACCAATATACATGAGTTGTATTTGGACTTAGGCTGCTTTGGTACAGGTCTAATGAGGATTGAAGAGGACGAAGAAGAGGTTGTTAAGTTTCAGACGCGTTCAATATATGAAGCTTATGCTAGAGAAAATGCACAGGGCAACATTAATACAATATATAGAAGTTTCAAGTTAGATGTCAGGCAGATTGCTGAAGAGTTTGGGACGGAGATGTTTGACAGTCAGCTTGAGGGTTTTCTCAAGAGTAATGATTCGCAGAAACACGAGATCCTTCATGTGGTGGAGCCTGTAGAAGAGGGCGATGAGTTTGATAAGAAGGGGTTCTCTTATAAGAGTGTTTACGTTTTGGTTGATCGGAGAATTTATTTAAAGATGGGTGGGTTTAAAGAGTTCCCTTATGTTGTGCCGAGGTGGACTAAGATTGCCGGAGAAGTTTATGGCCGTAGTCCGGGGATGAAGGCATTGCCCGACATCAAGATGACAAACGTAGTAGCGAAAACAACTATTAGGTCTGCTCAGAAGGTAGTAGATCCGCCACTTATGATGCCAGATGATGGTTATATGATGCCGTTTAAGACGGCCCCGGGGAGTATCAATTTTTATAGACCGGGTGCTCAGGAAGTTAAGCCACTCAATACAGGGAGTCGGGTAGACTTTGGAGTTCAGTTTACAGAACAGATTAACGTCAGAATTAGAGAGGCGTTCTTTATAGATCAGTTACAACTTAATACTGGTCCTCAGATGACAGCTACTGAAGTAGCTCAGCGAACAGAAGAGAAGTTACGATTGCTTGGTCCTATTTTGGGTCGTCAGCACTATGAACTTCTTAAGCCATTGATCAATAGATTGTTTGCGATAATGTTCAGGAAGAAAATGTTTGATGAAGCTCCTGAGATGTTGCAGGATAGAAGCCTACAAGTTCAGTATAGCTCTAAGATTGCGAAGGCCCAGAAGAGTGCTGATGCCGATACACTTATGAAGGTTATGAATGTTATCGGTCCTATGGTTCAGCTACAACCTGAGATCATGGACAATGTGAATGGTGATCAGGCACTCAGATATGTTTCTAAAGCTTATGGTTTGCCGGAGCAAATGCTAAGACCGTTTGACGATGTTGTCCAGACTCGTGTAGAACGCCAAGAACAACAGCAACAAATGGAGCAAATGGCGCAAGCTCAGCAGGCCGCTGAGATAGCTAACAAAGCTGCTCCTCTCATGCAACAGGGGGCCTAGTGCCTAGAAAAAAAGCTTCTGTTAAAAAATTAGATATCACGTCTGATTATAAAACTGTTTTCTCTTCGGAAGCAGGCAAGAGAGTTCTTTGGGATATCATAAGAAACAACTACGTCTTAGATAGTACCTTCTGTGTAAACAGTGAGCATGAGACTATTCTAAGAGAAGGGCATAGGAACTCTGCTCTTAGGATAATGTCCATACTACAAACTGATGAGAAGAAATTACTTGAACAAATAGAGGAAGGGTTTAACTATGACCGAGAGTACACTGACGAATTCTGAGGAAACAACGACTGAAGCTGAGACTAATTGGAAGGATGCCTTACCTGAAGAGGTTAGAGAAGATCCTAGTATGCAAGCAATTCAGTCAGTAGATAACCTAGCAAAATCTTATGTTAACGCTCAGAAGATGGTTGGTTCAGATAAGATCATAGTTCCTAATAAATACGCAGAGGATAATGAGTGGAATGATGTCTTTACGAAATTGGGTTTACCGGAAAAATCAGATGATTATGACCTTACTTTCAAAGAAACTGATGACTTTAATAAAGAGTTTTTTGGTAATTTTAAGGACACTGCTCATGGTGCTGGTATTCTGCCTAAGCAAGCTCAGAAGCTTTATGATTGGTATAGTGAGACGAATACCAAGATGATTGATGATTATAATAAGGAAAGGCAGGTTAATGAACAGAAAGCTATTGATGGGCTTAAGTCTGAGTGGGGTTCTGCTTATGATTCTAAGCTTAAGGCCGCCCATGCAGCGGTCAACCACTATGGAGATGATAAGCTCACGGCCTTTTTGGATGAGACAGGATTGGGTAACAATCCTAATTTGATTAAGGCATTCTCTAGAATGGGAGAGTCTCTGTCAGAAGATACATTCTCTGACGGTGGGACTAAGAAATTTGGAGTAGCTCCCGACGATGCTCAGGCGCAGATTAATTCTATTATGGCCGATAAAAAGCATCCTTACCATGACAAGTACAATCCGAGTCATAAGAATGCAGTTGATGAAGTCCAGAGACTCTTTCAGCATTTAAGTTGACGCAAGTCCCTTCACCTATTATTATAGACTTTGGACACGAGACAATCTGAAAAGACCTCACCTTAGAGTGTTCAATTCGAATCCTGTGATTTCAGGGCAATTCACCATAATTAAAATTTAAGATTAACTAAAGTAATGGAGATAATTATGAGTTCTGAAATTACTACAGCGTTTGTGAAGCAGTTTAGCGCAAACGTTTTTCACCTTTCTCAGCAAAAAGGATCTAGGCTTGCTCCTTTAGTAAGAAATGAAAGCCAAAGAGGGAAGAGTGCCTTCTACGATAGAATCGGTGCAGTTACAGCGCAGAAGAGAGTTTCTCGTCACGCTGATACTCCTCAGATCGACACTCCCCATTCAAGACGTAGAGTTACTTTGGTAGACTACGAATGGGCCGATCTTATTGATGATGCTGATAAACTAAGAATGCTAATCGATCCAACATCTGATTATGCACAAGCTGCTATGTGGGCACTTGGTAGAGCTAAGGATGATGTTATTATTGAGAATGCTCTTGGTAATGCTTATGGCGGAGAAGAAGGTGCTTCTACAGTAACTCTTGCTAACGCCAATAAAGTAGCTGCTTTTGATGGTACTGCTACTACAGGGAATAACCTGAACATCCAAACTCTTAGAAAAGTAAAAGAGAAGTTTGATTCAAACGATGTTGATGAATCTATTCCAAGATATATCGCTATCGGTTCTTCTCAGCTTCAGGCCCTACTCGGTGAGACAGCTATTCAGAGTGCTGACTACAACACTGTTAAAGCTTTGGTTCAAGGTGAGATTGATACCTTCCTAGGTTTCAAGTTTATCAGAACTGAGAGACTAGCTACTCTTGGAAGTACGGTTTCTTATAACAAAGACACAGGGGCTTACGGATCTGGTTCACAAACTTTTGCCACTGGCGGTAGAAGATGTTTTGCTTGGGCACAAGATGGCTTACTCCTTGCTACAGCTAAGGATGTTACTGGTAAAATTTCTGAGAGAGCGGACAAAAGTTACTCTACTCAGGTCTATGCCTGCATGGGTATTGGTGCTACCAGAATGGAAGAGAATAAAGT